ATGAGTTAGTAGTAGCAGTTGGGTCATATAAACTTGAAGTATTTCCGCCTTCTGGTTTCATATAAGAATTGTTATTTGCATTATCCCAATCAAAATAAGTTTTAAAATTACTAGAATTTACAGTTAATGTGGTATCGCTAGTTCCACTAACTACTGAAGAAACATATTCACTAGCATTTCTTGCACTTGTAGTGTGTGATGCTATTCCAGTATCATCTTGGAATACATCAACATACATTGAGTTAGTATTGTAAGCACCTTTGTTTTCGTTAGATGCTTGTCTAATAGCTAAAGTAGAAATATCATTAACAATTTTATTATCGTCAAAAGATGTTGCGTGTTGTGATACATTAGATGCTGCTATTCTTGCGTCAGCAAAAGTACCACTTCCAATTTTACTTGCAGCTAATGAAGGTATTCTATCTGCACCTAAAGAACCAGTAGTAATTTTACTAGCATCAATATTAGGAATCTCTGCTGCATCTAAATCTATTGCTGGGTTTTTAATTTTTATTATTGCCATAATTCTATATTACCTTGCTGTACATGGTACATTGTTTGAACCTACTAGGCTTTGACCTATTGCTAAATAGATATAATTTCCACCATTATAATTATAATTTGCATCTACTGTTTTAACATTAAAACCATTTGAATAATAATCTATTGCAGGATTGTCATTCATTGTTCGTTCTGCTGTACTTAAATTTGGAGATACTGTATTTACTGTTCCATTTTCTTCAGATGTAAATACTGGTATGTTCCAATGGTCACCACTATCAGTTCTTTTAATTAAAACAAACGCAGGTTTAAATCCTGTATAAATAAATGTTCCATCTGTAGAACCATTACCAGTATAAGAACCAATCTTGCTGTAACCAGTTTTCTCTGCAAAACAGTAGGCTATATAATCTCTACCTACATTATTTACATCACTATTAGTACCAACAGTAAACACAGCATTTGATGGTGCTGTGTCATACCATTTTGTATTGTCATCTGCTGTTGCATTACTTTCGTTTAATTTTAAAAAATCTGTTGCATCATTAGCATAAACATTCCACTCTCCTGCCTGACTTATACATTTTACAATAATAAATTTTGGTGTAACACCTAACCCATGACCAATAGTTGCAGAATAACCACTACCCCCAGAGTTTCCTGTATATTTAACTATTGAAAATCCTGCTGTAGTATTAACACTAACAGTTGATGTTATATTTCCATCTGTGTTAGATGAACCTGTTGTATTATTTGCAAGAAAATTATATGAAGCGTATGTTCCACCAGAAGCATTTACTCCTGCATCAGTACCTAAATTAAAACCATCAGAATTAAATCCTGTAATTTCATGAGTAGAAACACTACTACCCATACCACCAGTTTCATTAAGATACATTTGTTTTCCTGCACCTCTAACTATATCTGTATTATACCATACACCTGTATTATCCCTTCTTTTTACTATTGTAAAATCTGGTTGAAAACCAATACCTGTAATATTTCTAGCACTCCCTGTACCACTATGAAGATTTACTTTCATATGTAAATTACTTTTATTAATTGTAGTATAAGCCATTATAAGTTTAATCCTTTTGTTGATAAAGCTGTAAAGCCTGTTGGTACATCATATTCAAATATTCCTATTCCACTTGCGTTAGTTCCTGCACTAGATACTGCTGTTGTTCCGAAGTAACCATTGCCAAAATTAATTCTCATTTCCGAACCACTTCTACCTAAAAACCAAGGTATCCATAATTCATTTGAAGATATTAATTGTGTATCAGTTATTGAGCCAGTTTGAGTACCATTTTTATAAAATGTTATAACACCATTTATTGAATCTACAGCAACAGCAAGAGTATCGGTATCTCCATAAGTTACACCTGTATTAACAGGAGAATTACTTCCTAAACCTTCTCTATAAATATTTCCATCTTGATAATATAAAACTCTATTATCATTAACTTGAGTATGATTTGTGCCATCAACAAATGCTTTTGTAATTCCAAAACCAACATCTCCACCACCATGTCTATAAACTTCCCAATAATATTTACCATTATGTAAAGCTATAGTTCCTAATGCGTTATTTTGAGTATTAACATCATTTCTAATATTTGTATTTCCTTTTGAAAAAACCCAATCAGAACCTTTTGAAAGTGGATTACAAGTAGCAAAAACATTGCTTGGATTATCTTCTGTTTTTGTAAATGTACCACCACCAACTGTAAAGTTATTACTATTACCACTATTATCATTTAATGAATTATTATCTTTAAACATCCAAAAACCATTATTTCCATAATTAGCTGTAGATATTCCAGGGTCAGTTTTTATTTTCCATTCTCCAGTTGTACTATCAGTTTCTCCAAATGTTGATGGTGCATAAACTGTTCCATCTATAAAATGTGCATGAGATATAAGTCCACTATAATATTTTCCACTTCCTGCACTTCTTCTTCCTATTTCTATAGTAGTTGCATCAACAAACCAACTATCAAGATTTTGAGATGGATAATTGTTAGCAGTAAAACTTGTTTGTAATACATTATTTATATAAATTTTTAATCTATCTGATGCTGTGCTTTGTGTACTATCAAATTGGACAACAACATGATACCAACCAGTAGAATCTGCTTGAACTGAACTTGTTGCAACTTGATATAAAGTACCTGCACTATCTCCATGTTCTATAACTCCAAAATGTTGACTACTAGATGCACCAAAGCCAATATAAGAATGACCACCTTGATGTGTAGTAGAAAAGAAAGGATACCAGTCACGCTTATCAATTTTATTCCAACTACTCCATGTATATTTTTTAGCATTAGTAGGTGAACTATTAGTTCTTGTTAAATATGTACTAGCCATTAGTTAAATTGTCCTCCACCTGTTGCACCGAAGCTAGATTGTAAAGTAAATACTCTATCTGCTGTTTGTCCTTCAGCATCTGTTGCTCGTAGTGTAAATGTATATAATGTAGCAGCAGTTGAACTACCACCGAAATCTGTTGTTGTTATTGCACCTGTAGAACTATTTAATGCACAGTTTGCTTGACCTGAACCTGAACCTATAAGAACTGCAGGAGATGAAACTTCTGAATAAGTAATTGCTGAATCTGATGTTGCTGCTACTGTTGCAACTGTTCCTGAAAAATCTCCAGCAGCACTTCCTAAAGAACCTGCTGCAGTTGACCATACAGGTGCTGTACTTGCAGTAATAATTGCATTAGCACTTCTACCTGCATTACCATCATTGTTTTCTACTCTAACATAATAAGCACCAGAAGCTAATGTAGCTGTTACTGATAAAGCTGTTGCACTTGTAAATGATACAGCACCAGCTCTTGTTATAGCTCCTGTATCTGATTTAATAAATTCTACTATTGGTATTGATACAAAACCTGTACCTGTAATATTAAATGTTTGTGATGTAGCTGGAGCAATGGTTTGTGATACATCTGCAACTGTAGGTTTAGCTTCTACTGCATCAACCCATGTTAATTGATTGTTTGTATTTCCATTGGTAGCAAGTACTTGTCCATTACTTCCAACACTTGTTGGTAAAACTAAATTATAACTTTGTCCTGCAGAATGTGCAGGTCCAGCTATTGAAACTCCATGTGAATTTTGTGAACAGTTAAGAACTAATTTTCCATCAGCACTTGCACCATCTCCTTTAATAGTTAGTCCAGGTGTAAATTCTGTTTTAGCATTTGTTATTGCATCTGCATTTACTTTAACTTCAGTAACAGCATTAGTAGCTAGTTTGTCTGCTGTGACAATACCATTATCTAAATCTGAAGCTGTGATAGCTGCGTTTGCAGGAGTTCTTCCAACATATGCCATAGTATATTATTTCCTTATTATGCTGAGATAGTATCTACAACACTTGTAATTATATCAACAGATGAAGCTGCAGAAGCTACTGCTTCAACTGAATCTCCAGTCTGTAATACAACCTTAGAACCACCATCAATTAATTCTAAAGAACCACCTGTAGGGATAGGTGCATCTTTAATAATGTGATAAGTGTCACTACCATTCTTAACATATACAGTTACATTCACAGAAGTACCAGAAGTGTTTGCACATCTAATACCTATGATAGCATCGTCTGAATCTGCTGCTATTCTTAAAACAGTAGGAGAACCTGCATTGTTTGAAATGTCTTGTCGTAAATATCTTTCGAAATCTTGTGCCATAGAATTATCCTAATTATACCTTTTTTTTACCTGATTGTCAACAACTAGAGAGCAATAGCCATAGCTACTGCAAAACCATTACTAGCTTTATTACTAATATTAGTGTTAGCTGTATTTATTTGAGTTTGAATAGATGAAGTTACACCATCTAAAAAACCAAATTCTGTATTGTCTACTGAACCATCATGTATTAGATTAGCATTTAATCTATTAGATGAATCAATAGTTGCTTGTTTAGCATCTATTTGTGTTTGAGCATTAGATGATAAACTATTAATAAATTGAAACTCTGTACTTGTAACACTACCATCTGCTATCTTTGTAGCATCAATAGCTGCAGCAGATTTAATATTAGCATCTTCAATATTTGTAATTGAGTTACCAGTACCATCTGCATCTATAGTTTTATTTGTAAATGTAGTTGTACTTGAACCTGTAACATCTGCATTTAAAGTTACTGCACCAGTTGTACCACCACCTGATAATCCTGTACCAGCTACAACTTCAGTAATATCTCCAGTTGGAACTGTAGCAACTTGTGCATCAACATAAGCTTTAATAGATTGTTGAGAAGCAACTGATGTAGCAGAATCAGATGACATATTATCTTCATCTTTAAATGCTGTACCACTAATAGAAGTATTTAATACTGGACTTGTTAAAATTTTATTTGTTAAAGTTTGTGCTGTTGATACATCAACTGTAGTTGCAGTATCTATATTTAAAGTTGCAGCTCCACTTGCAGCTCCTCCAGATAAACCTGTTCCAGCAATAACTTCAGTAATATCACCAACAGGTATTGTTGCAACTTGAGTATCTACATAAGATTTAATAGCTTTTGCTGAAGCAAGTGTAGTATCACCTGCAGCAACTGAAGCTAAATCTGTATCTAGTACTCCTGATTTTAAATTATCTACTTCAACATTTGATAATGTATTATTATCTACATCAATAGTTTTACCAGTTAAAACTTGTGAGCCAGTTAAAGTTACAACTGTAGAATCAATTGCTATATCATTTGCATTAGCATCGATACCTGTACCACCTATAACATTTAATGTTACATCACCTGATACTCCACCACCAGTCATACCAGTACCAGCAACTACTGAAGTAATATCTCCTACAGGTATTGTTGCAACTTGAGCATCAACATATGTTTTAATTGATTTAGCACTAGCTAAGGTATCATCACTTGCTGATACTGAAGTTAAATCTGTATCTACATCTGTAATATTTGTAGCACTACCAATAGTTAATCCATCTAAAGTAACTGTACCATCAAAGAAAGCATCTTTAAATTGTAAAGAACTAGAACCTAAGTCAATATCATTAGTTGTTATAGGTACAATTGCACCATCTAATAATTTAAATTGTTCTGTAGATGTACCTGATACATCAATATGAAAACCTATTTCATCATTAGTTGTATCTATTTGAATTTTATTTAAAGGAGTAGTAAGACCTGCATCTCCAATGAGTGCAATGACTGGACCTTCTGCTGCAGTACCATCATGTTTGTGTCCTGATGATGCATTAAATGCTGCTAGTAATTGATTGTATTCATTATTAAATAAAGCTGCTGTAATAGTATCACCATTATTTAATGAACTCTGTCTAGTATATCCTGCCATAATTTATCTTCTTCCTCCTGCTATGAATGAAACAAACATTCCATTTACTGAATATGGTGCATTAGTATCATTACTAAAAAATTTAAAGTTATTAGAAAATCCACTTCCATTTACTAATACACTTTTACTTGGTAATGTTGTTGTACCAAAAACTGCTGTACCAAATACTGCAGTACCAAATAATGAAGCTGAACTTAAATTACCTACAGCAAAATTTCCTGGCTGAGGTACTTCACTACTTTCAAAATCATATCTAATTCTTAAATTTAAATCGTTTTGAGTTCCTTCAGGTTCAATATTAGTTTTTACTTTGTATAAACTTTTTCTTAAACCATTATCACCATAGTCCATATCTGGTGTTTGAAATTCTGCTTCAACATTTGAACCATCAAAACTGTTGCCAGTATCATGTTGATAAACATAACCTGTTTCATCTGTATGAAATAAAGTTTCTGTACCATTGTTATTAACATCTGAGGTACAAAATTTTACAGGAAGTCCTTTAGTTTCACTCCATTCAAATGAAGGAATCCCTTCTGCATTATATTTAAATGTTCCTATAATTCCTTTTTGTCCAGAAGCTGCTTGACCAGATTGATAATAAAATAATCTGTATTGACTTCTTTCTCTAATTACCATACTAGAAAGAGTGTAATTAGCAAAGTTATTAATTATATCATTTACTAAAGGTAAAATTTTTCTAGATATAGAACTTAATTCGACATCATCAATTCTAGCTGTACCAGCAACTGTTCTTAATCCATCAGGTGCTAAGAAGATTAAATCTCCACCTATCTCTTGAATTGAGTTACCACTTATACAACCAATATTTTTAGTTACTGATTTGATTATAGGTGTAGAATCAAGGTTTGTCAACTCATATATACTATTTTTACAAAATATAATTAAGCTGTTTCTAAATACTTTAATACCTGTTACTATATCTCCTACATCTACAAATCCTGCAGATGCTCCTTCAAAATCATAAGGCTTTAATCTAGTACTATAATATACTAAACTAGGATTAGATGCTTGTCCTGATACTATTATTCTTTCAGCATATCTTTCAATTAATGAACAACCTACTGGAGAAGACCTGTGTAATTCTTCAAAGTGATATTCATTATTATTATCAATAAAAAATTCACCAATACGATTAATTCCATCTACAAAATATAATGTACCATTTTGTCCATAAGATTCAAAGTTTGTAAATTGTAGATTAGTTTGATTAGTTCTAGGTATTGTAGTTGCTGAAGCTAAAGCACTTGATATAATACCACCTT